CCTCACGCTTATAGTGAATACCACCCTGACGATGCAGCCATTCTGTAACAAGGATACCTGGCTTAATCTTCTGAATCTCAAACTGAACTTCTGCTTCACTCATCTTTCTTCTCCTCTAGTTTATCCAATGAGATAGCCCTCCTCTTTTTAATCGGGGCAATCTCTCCTATCTGAGGGGGCACAGCCTTTAGCTTAACGAGGGCTGATTTCTCTGTAGAGATTACTTCTGATGCACTTCTGGCGCTTCTACTCGCCCATTCTCTAAGGGCTTTAATTGGCTCTGCCATCATCTCGCTAAGAGGGCAGCTAGCCTTTGCTCTTATAGCTATATCTTCTCCGGTAACGTCTCTACCGTCATCAAATGCGGCCCACATTCCATCTAGGATGGAGCACTCTATCTCTGCTCCAGAAAATCCTTCTGTTGCGGAGACGATCTGGTTTACGGACTTTTCACTAAGGACTCGCCCTCTCTTCGAGAGGTGAATCTTTACGATCTCTGCTCGCTCTTTCTCGGTCGGGAGGTCAACGAAGAAGATTTCGTCCCATCTGCCCTTCCTTAAAAGTTCTGGTGGTAGATCGGATACGTCGTTGCCAGTGGCAACTAAGAATGCGCCGCCAGGTCTTTCCTGGAACCAGTGGAGGAATCCACCCGTTAGGGCATCGCTAGTACCTCCATCGGAGTTCCGCTCTCCTTGCTTGGCAAAGCTTCTACCGATCTCATCCAACCACAAAACTGATTGCCCGACTCCTTCAATTGCGGCCTTAACAGTCCTGATATTTCGTTCTGTATCTCCGACGATTCCACCCTTCATATCATGGGGGCTAAACCTAATTAGCGGGAGGTTTAGAGATGACGCAATAGCCTTGGCGCATAGAGATTTCCCGGTACCTTGCACGCCCAGAAGTAGGATTCCACGAGGAATTGGGAGGCCGTAGTCCCTTGCCTCTTTTTGGAATCCCCTCTTCCTTTGATTGATCCACTGCTTTATTCCGGCAAGGCCGCCAACGCTATCAATATCTGGTCTACTTCGTTCGAATGTAAGTCCAGGAACAGAAGAGATTTGCTCTGTTTTTATCTCATAGATAAAGGTGACGTCTATCTCTCCTAATGTTGCAACGCTTCTCGCAACAGCATCAGAAGCCTGCGTCATTGTAAGACCGCGACAAGCCTCTATTAGCTCTTCTGTTTTTGGGAAGTCTTCCAGTCCATAGGTTGGAAGAACGTCTTTCTTTATAAGGTTGGTAAGAGCTTCCTTGTCTGGAAGTCCAGGATGGATTATGTGAACGTCCACCTCTAGTTCTGGAGGAAGCTTGTCCATTGGAGAGATGAAGACTATTGTCGTTACGCTATCTTTTAGCTCTCTAGCTGCGTCTCTAATCATTCTGACGAATGACTTTTCAGACTCGAAGAAGACGTGGGCATCTCGAAAAATTGCAACGGTCTTTAGAGCAACTTGCTCTTCGACCGCGGCATTCTCAAGGTCGTTGTCTTCTCGGATAGATAGGGCGTGATCGATAACACTTCTAATCGCGGCGGCCGGATCGGTTTGCATGTCCGTATCAAATGGACATTCCCTGTCTTCTTTAGAGACTCCAACTGGGAGCTCCCAGCCTGGCCCGCCACCATTTGATGTGAGAGACCAGACCCATACTTGTCCCCCTAAGGGTAGAACCCAGTTGGCAATACCACTTTCTGCTCGTAACTCTTCTTGTGTTACAAACCAGACGACTGGGATTCTTGCTCCGTCACAAATCTTAATCTCTCTTATGAACTCTGACATTATTACTCTTCTCTCCTAGAAGGCCTTGATTAGCTTTAGCTTGATGTTCTTCCCGTCAATTTTCTTCTCTACTCTATATCCCCGTCCTAATTTCTTTGCCTCTGCTTCATACTTTGCACAAGCTGCATGCTGGAGGAAGGTTTCGGATTTCTTCTGCCACCATTTCTGATCATAGTCAGAAACATGCACAGTTATCTTTCCGTCCTTCTTCTCGAAGCCAATGTCATTTGACGCTCCGCCCGAAAGGAGCTTATTAACATTAGCTCTACGGACTATCACATTGGCCTTTTGTCCCCGCTTGCTTCCCTCGTAACCAACCAAGCTTTGGGGGGTGTCGTGTATCTCTATCATTTCAGCGGGGACGCCAATAGCAAGAAGTCCTTTGATTACATAGTCTATCTCTGTAATGTCTATTACAACTACTTTGTAGGCGCTCATTAAGCACCGACCTTTGTTGGATTTTTCACCTTAGTCTTTGGCGTTTCTTTCTTACGGCGATGCTCTATAACTTCTCCAAGTGAATCGATCCACTTGGAAAGCATTTTGCAGGCATCTCCCTCAACGCCAAATACTTCAGCCGTACTCTTGCCACCAGGCTCAATGGTTATTTCTATTGTATGTTTCATTCTTCAACCATCAGATATTGAGAAAGAAGAACACTCGTCTTTTTCGAAGCTATCAATGAATTCGTTTATACAAGAATATACGAAGTCACAAGGGTCATCTTCGTCCTCGTCGTTCTCACCATTTTCTGGCTGAGGAAGTGAAATCTCGCCCCACATAGAGTCGCCACTAGGAGTAGAGAAGTCCTTGATTATCACGCACGGAATACCGAAGACAATCTCGTCTTCTGATGTAACAGCCTGGTTTATGATGAACCTAGTCTTGGGATCTGCATCAGCGAACCTTTTGTCAAAAGCGTCCTTTCGCATAATGCAGACGAATGATGATGAGCTAGAGTTGCTCACAAAACTTTGTCTAATCTTCATCTAAAACTCCTCATGGGTAAATAAGTCGTCGTCTGGAATGGTTCTTAGGAAGTCTAGGAAGGGGCTATAACAATCTTCGGTTTCTAGTTCTACTTCTATTTCGCTAAAGATAGAGTCTCCAGACATATCAAAGTTAAAGTGGAAGATAATAGATTTGGAACCAAAGACATCTACCGGCTCTAGAGTAACTCCTACTTCGCGCGTTTTTAGAAGGATCTGTTTTGTCTCTGTGCTGGCTGCCTCAAAAGCTTTGTTATAAGCCTCCTCTTTAATAAGGCAGATAAAACTAGAACTAGAGCTATTACTAATAAAGCTTTGTCTGATTTTCATACTTATCTCTTTTGTTCAATGATAGTTAGAAGTGCCTTTAGAGCAGTGACCGGCGAATCTCCAAGACCCTCTTCTGGAACGATCCAATCTTCATCAACCCAGGCGGACCAGCATTGTCGGTCATAAGACCAAGCAATGTTAAATGTATAATCTGGCATTCTATCTCCTAGAAACTATGGCCCAAGGGAAGGATTCTACTATCTTCTCCAGTAAGAATGATTACGTATGGGCCTTTGGATTCTGGGTTTAGCTCCATTATCTGGTTCATCCCACAGAGGGAGCAAATTCCATCCCAAGAGGCTATGTTCCGTTCGTCGTTTGGAATGAGAACTCTAGCGAACCCTGATTCGGGGAATCTTATGTCCATCTGATGGAAGGTAAAGAACTCTGATGAGTTTTTATTCTCTACAACCAAAGTAACAGACGCTGGGAAGTCTAGTAAGTCTTTTGAGACCTGACCGGCAAGGCCCATGAAGCCTCGAAGAAATTTGTTGAAGGTGGGCTGAAAGATAAATGGTTCTGGCTCAGAGAACTTTGGTGCTTGAAGTAGAAGGAAGTCAGCTTTACACACAAGGCTAAACTTCTTCAGTACCTGGATCTCTATTCTGTTGACGCGCAATCCCAGCCTCCATAATTTGCATACGAAGAGACCTTAGTTCTTCAAGTAGAAGATTAATAGACTCTCTTTCTTCGTAATGCCTTCGGCCTATTAACTCTTGCTTCCGTCTCTCTAGAGCTAAGCATCTGTCGTCTATGATTGTTAGGACTTGTTTGAATGATTCGTTCATCGTATTGGTGTAACTACTTCCTTAATTGAGTCTTTCCACTGAATTCTGGGAGTATCTTTTAGCTCATTATATATTCTAAAGATATGCTCGTCTCTCTGCCCCTCTTCGATTCTTCGAATCTCTTCTCTTGTAACGCCGCCAACCCTTTCGGCAATCTTGTTCATCTTACCGATCCAGATATCTCCAGTGCAGTAAGGATGGAGATACATGGCATCACTTACTACATTGGGAGAATCTAGCATTGGCTCCATAGAAACAGAGGTTTTATATCCAAGGGTGAAGGCCGCTACTAGACAAGAGAACCTTTCTTCGAATGGCGGCGCACCGGGTTCCCAGGTCTTTAGAATTTCATTATTTCTACATCCAATGGTAAATCTAAAAATTACCTTATCTTTATAGTCTTCTAGACAATCATAGAGCTGAAGCATACAGCTTAATCTTGGTTTGCTAGTAATGAGAACTTCGTTACCCGCACCAAGAAGATTCATAATAACTCCCTTACATTCAGAGAAATTCTCTGGGAAGATATCATGAGTAGTTGGGACCATGATTATTCCGCCGTAGAGCTTACGTTCGTCCTTCTGATTTCTCTTTGAGCGAGGCATCTCGGTCCATTCGGCAAAAGTGGATATCTCTCGTCGAAGGATAGCCATCTTCCGGGCGTAGCAATATTGGCAGCCGTTTTTGCATCCTATGGTGCAGTTGATTCCTTTACTTGCCCACTCATAAATTCCGGTCGTCTTCTTCATTTATACTTTCCGATCTTAGCGATTGTCGTTGTCTGTATGGATAAAGCTATCAGGAGAGAATAGGAATCTTTCTAGATCCTCTGGCGAGTCGAACATCTTAATGTTTTGGTCTTCTTCTGCGCTAGACTGATGATCTATATATCCATAAGATAAGTGCTTATCTGGCTTGTAATCGTTAGTGAGGTTCCACTTAATTTTCTTCACTCCGAGATTCTTCTTTAGAATAGACTCTAGCATCTTCAGCCACCGATCGGCGACGTAGCTAGTCTTCTGATCTTTCTTCCAGTCGGCTTGAGATCTTTTACGATAGATCTGTAGATAGGCGAAGTTAATTAATGAGCCAAGATCTCCATGGTCTTCTGGTTCCCAGCCGAATTCAGTAGTTCCACCTAAGTCATCTGGAACTTGGAGTGTATCTTTTCCAAGTGGCACAACCTTGGGTTTCTTATTTCCAATGACAATAAAGGAACTGCTGGAGCTATTACTCACTAATCCAGTTCTAATCTTCATTAGCTTCTTCCTTATCTCTTATGTCGGTTCCAACCGGGAAGATAGGGATGTTGTCATTTGATCGTTCTTGGTATCTAACAGTTAGCCACTTACCTATAAGCTTTTCTTTTTGCGAGTAAAGCTCCTTTTTATGCTCCATTGTACCTTCGGGATTACACTCAAACTTTAGTCCCTCTTCGTTGACTAATATAAATATGGCGCAACCTTCAAAGGAACCTTCTCCCGAACGTACATCAACGATCCGGAATTCGCAGTCTACAAACTCCTTGTACTTCTGAAGCTGATTGGAGCGGTGACCTACATGATAACCTTCGCCATCATTACGAACAATGATACCCTCATAGCCAAGGGCCTTAAAAGCCTTGTGGTATTTCATTATCTCGACTTCGTCACTCGCAAGGTACGTTGGAGCTAGGATTACGTTTTCCGGGATCTTGATATCTTTGTCATTAAAAAGAGCAAGGAGTCTGTCGTATCGCTGCCTAAAGCCAATATTCTCATCTACTAAATCGTATATAAAGTATTTGAGAGTATAAGATACACCAGGCCTAAACTTAGCAGCTGCCTTTCTGGTCTCTTGTAGTGGTACGTTACCCGGAAGGATTAGCTCTCCGTCGACTGTATTGCCTTGTGTGTCGAATTGTAGGTGTTCATACACCTGAGGAATGACTAACTTTCCTCCGCGGGACCAAGCGGTACTACCATTATATAGATGGCGCTGCCCATTGTACTTAGGCTGTACTGAAACTGGATAGACTAGTTTGTGTTTACGCTCATTAAACTTCTGGGCTAGCATTGGAGCAAGTAGTCTAACGGTTGCTGTACCCTCTTCGTGATAGCCTTTATCGCGTTGCTTCTGGACTATGCTATCAAACTCTGACTCGGCCTGATGCTGAGCAGAAGATTCGTTCTTCTTACCTACATTCTTAGGCTTGGCTTCGTAAGGTACCGAGAACTGTATAGCAGATGGGCCATCCTTAGTTTGCTGCCACCAGGATGTTTGAGTAAACCAATGGTTATTTTCGTGAGTGATATGGCACTGCCAATACTTGGCATTACCCTTACTGGTTTCTGACTGTAATACTGGCGATGATTTGGTGGTTTCCATTATTGTCTTACCCGTTATACCAGGCATCTTCATAGGTCCCGAACTTTATATCTGGACCAAGAGCCTCTTTTAGTCCCGCTTCTACCCTAGCCTTGAATTGGGCTCCAGTCTCATCATCCTTAACTGAGTCCCAGCTCTCTCCGAAGTAGAAGTAGTCTTCTCCCCTGCCCTTTTGATCCTGGCCTACGACTTGGTTTAAGGTTTCTCCCAAGTCTTGACTTACATAAGTATCAATATCAGCATCAGTATATGGTTCTTCCCTAGGTGCGTCGTAGGGATAAGTCTTACCTGGGTTATCCTTTAGCCACTGCTCTCGAAACTTTATGTTGCCTTGGACTTCATCGTTCATTGCCTGCAGAGTCTTAACTCGGTTGGCTACTGTTAGTAACCTCAAAGCTTCCTTCTCGTTTAGACATACTCCATAAATTAAGAAGGAAGAGCTGCTGCTGTTACTGACCAAACCCTGTCTTATCTTCATTTGTATCTCCTATGAGTAAACCGTGAAGTCATGCAAATCACATTCAGTTCCCGGCCCAAAAAGCTCAATAGCTTCTTTGTCTACTCGCTCCATGAACTTTGCCTTTGTCTCGTCACTTTTCATAGAGTTGAAGGGGTGATAGCCCCAATAAACATAATTATCGTCGTCAGCAATAAAGCCTAGTTCGGCAAGAGCCTCCCTAGGAATGGCATCAAGTAACTCCTCTGGGCTATACTCATAATAGCTCTTACCCAAAGCTACTCTTTGTATTGATAGAAGTTCTCGAAGCTTTCCTTCTTTTAGAACGGCGGCTATGGCCTCATTTAGATGCATCTCTACGCCATAAATTACATAGGATGAGGAGCTCGAGTTACTAACAAAAGAGTTTCTGATTTTCATTAGCGTGTTTTATCCTTTACTAAAATTAGGTCTGGGGTTCTAATCTCTAAAGTCATCTTGCAGATGGCTTCTTCTATTCCCTCGCCATCATCTGATGCGGAGCCATACCAAATCTTAAAGCCATTGTGGATTAGTACTACGAACTCATCCAGAAGCTCATCTTCTTCACAACAGTAGTCTTCACCACAGAGGTCGGCTATTGTTGTATATGGCTGCTTGGCTTCTCCGTTCCATCTAGCTGTGACCTCTTGAAAGAAGAAGCTTGCCATCTCTTCTGCTAATGGTCTTAGTGGAGAGGTTTCTGGAACGTCAAAAGCCTCTAGAAGCTTTTCTTCTGATAGTTCTTTTGCGGCGATCCAAAAGGAGGAGCTACTACTATTGCTGACAAGACCATTTCTTATCTTCATATTCTTATCCCTTTATAAACTTTAGGAAGTCTCCATAGGTCTTAAATCTGGTCTTTAGCTTTTCTACCTCATCAATAAGGTTTAGAGAAAATTTCTGGCATATATGTGCTGTGTATTCGTGGTTATATAACTTCTTCCTTCTTCTATTGAGCTTCTTTACTTCTTCGAATACTTCCGCGCGGGGGATTTTGTATTCCTTTAGAAAGAAGGCTGAGAGGTCGCTATGTGATGGAGCTTGCCACTGACAAACTGGGCAGTACTTTTCTGGAACGTCATCATTATCGAAATCGTATGATTCGTTACTATCATCGATCTCTTCTAGGAGATCCTCTTCGCAGATATTGTGATCATTTATACAGCTGTATGTCCTTTGACCTCCATAGTCTCCGTCCCAGCCTGTTAGGGTTTCGCCACAAACGTCACAGGTGAAAGATGATGCACTGCTATTACTTACTAGTCCCCGACGTATCTTCATCTTTAGTCTCCTCTATAGGTTTTCTTGGATCGCCTGACCGAAGAGCATCCCCTAGCTGATTTCTCTGTTTGGCTAACTCTGTCATCTGGGTTCCAAGAGTTTTCATCTTTGTTGAGATGGCGTCCTCGATTTCTGACCACTTACATAGTTGAAGCAGATCACTAGAAAGGGAGAAATCCATGACCCCATTGGTTGTATAGACCGTTGCTTCTATATAGGGAAGCTTAATAGTAAAGGGGCCACGAGTCTCAGTATCTTTCTTACTGTTCATTTAACGCCCTAACTATCTTCATTCTTTTGGCCAGATACCAAACGGCTCCTTGATGTTCTGGTCTATCTAAGGATTCAAACTCTTCTATCTCTACTTCTGCCCATACCCTTCCCTTCTTAGAGAGATGAGGGGCTTTTGGAGTGGCTACGCAATGCCAACCTGGCCTAAGGGCAAACCCATTAGTCTTGTGGCACTCGGCTTCTAGCCACTTGCCGATAGGAAGTCTTTGCTTTTTGTTAATAAATAAAGAAGTTATCTCGCCGCTCTTGAGCTGGCGAACAAGTTTGTAGGCTCTCATAAAATCTTCCTGGGTAAATACTTTGGATCTATAGAAAAGATGAGACGTTTCTTGCGCTCGAGAGAAAAGTGAGCGTCTTTATACATAAACTCGCGAATCTCCTTTGCGTTCATGTTCCCGGAGTATTCTAGACGATAGACATTCCCGTGTGGATGTATCTTTACTCTACCAACAGCTGTATATTTCTCTAGAGATAGCTTGATATCATTTAGCAATTCAAAACAGCCCACAAAATCTACCCTAAGGTTGTTCTTAGAATCTACCCTCACGCATCCATCTCCATCAAAATACCCCCTGATGAAATGGCTCTGAAGACCTTCTAGCATTTCTGGAAATCTCAGACCACCGCCGGATTTTCTTGGGATACAACCGCAATTAATTAAATCACCGACTAGCTGCTTACAAGAGATCAAGAGCGTGTTGATTGTGAATATCTTTCCCTCTACTACTTTTCTAGCTAGAGAGATCGGATGAGTGGAACGTAGGGCTTCTCTCGTGTTTTTGAGAAGCTCCAAATCGGTGGACGAAACGGAGAAGGCATATGGCGGGATGACCACGCCGTCTGCATATAAATAGCCTAGGATATACGCCTGGTCCTGCGTCTCGATGTATCTAAAGAAATTCTCGTCAACAAAGTACTTTCTAGATCTATACCACATCTGCTAATTATATCAGATGGGCGTCACTATGCTCTTCCTCTGGGAGAACCGAGTCAAATAATATCGGCGTCCTATTTTGGAAGTCTCTAAGTAGAGGGATCATTACTTCTCTCATTCTAGGATGCGCTTTCTTAGAGGTTCTCAAATCTAATATATGAAGCCATTCCCTAGTATTCGCGCCAATAACAATCTCTGCCTTAGTGCCAATACACAGGGCTTCTCTAGATATCTCGGCTGGGCAACCGGCTCCGACTAGTGCAAGGTAATTTCCTTCCGATTGGGCCCAAGCTTCTAGAAGCATCGACTTGTAAAGAGCTCTCTTCTCTACGTCTTTGATCTTTAGTTCTAGAATTGCTGAGGGGTCTATATAAGTAACCTCTCCGCCAAACTTATTCTTGGAGTAATTACAATACCTTGTAGACTCCTGAGCTAGGCTGGATACCCTATGCCTTACCAGTTCATGAGTATTCCCTGCCCAAATTGGCTGTCCTTCCCGCTTTACGAAAATGAGGCCGTCAGCTGTTCTTGGGCAGTAGGTCTTACCTTCATAACGCTCCACTCTTTGGTGTTCTAATTTAACTAAGGATGCTGACTTCCGGCTTATGTCAATGACATAGGACGATTTGGTTTGAGAGATTTGCACTCCGTTTGGTAGGGAGTGCTTTTTTCCTATTCTATTATCTTCCCTAATATTGCCGGTAAATCCAGCCATTGCAATAATGGTCAACCATTGTTCTGCATTGCTTAGTGTTGGGCAATACAAACATTGATGCCCATTATTTTTATGAGTTGTCCCATCACCAACAATTGCGCTTTGGAGTAATCGGTTGATGAGATGGTTGGGAAGTTCTAAAACCCAAGAAGAGAACTTTCGCTCTGCTTTATTAGGCCCAATCGCAGATCTTGCCCAATCCGCTAGGTTTTTGTCCGAAATCTTGAAGGTTTTTAGCCCATGTTCCTCGTATGGGCCGTTTGTTTTCCAGCGGTCGTGAAAAAGGGCATTCATTACCCTTTCTATCTGTGGGAAATTCTCCTGTTTAGACTGGGAGATTGTACATTTATTGGGCCGATCCTTGTCAAAACCCCCGTCTGTAGCAAGCCATCCAAGCCATTCAACTAGATCGTCCAGATAATATTTGTGATCCCCAATCTGTATGGTTTCTTCTTGTAGGGGGTTTTCCAGTTGAATTAGATGGTCTATCGCAAATCTTCTACCAAAGATGTCGCGGGCCGGGATTTTTTCTGCGTATAAGTCCATATTCTTACGACTGGATAGTCCCCTTGCTCTCCTTAAGTCATAGGGAGCAGTCCATAAAATATGGTTTGCTGTCATCTTTGGGGACTTGATTTGTGAGGTTTCCCAAAAGTAGATATCTCCCTGATAGTCGAATTCGTGAAGGGATAATATCGTTGACCATCTTGCTCTATGCGTTTGTGGGTTCATTGTAAGAAGACTGTCGTTTAGTTCTACCTCTGTGACATATTTCCAACCGCTAAGTGTGAGAACTTTAGTATCGGGTGTATAGCAGAACCCTCTATTAGAATAGAACTTCACTACGATCCAGCCGCCGAACTCAATCATCGCGTGATGTCCGCTCTCAAGAAGTTTCTTAACTAATACTTCTGCTGATCCTTGAGTAATTTTATCTTCACTTTTGTAGCAAGTTCTGGCGGCCCTCTCTATGGAAAGCAGTGGGTTTTCTGGATATTCAAGTATTTCATAAGATGCGGTGATAATATTTGGCATTTCTTACCTATATATCTATTACTGTAATGGGGTTAATTGGTTCATAAGCTTCATTACATACGGCGGCATTAACATACCAAGTCCTGTTATTTGGGTCTTGCCACTTGATGCCACCCTGAAGATGCAGATGACCAAAGACATGTAGCTTTAACTTCATGCCATTTAAAATGGTCCGAAGCTCTTCACATCCTTGAGGCGTATAGGTTCTTGGTACTCTGTCTAATACCCCGTTGGGTGGTCCATGGGTTATTAGGATGTCTGTATCTTTTGGAATTTTGTCCCATACCTCTTTAATCTCCTTGCCTCTGTATTTGTTGAAAGCCCAATAATGTCCGCCAAACCAAGGAGTCCAGGGCGAACCATAAATCTTATAGCCATTAAATGTAGTTTCACTATCTAGGAGTAGAGTACAGTGAGTAAGAATTTCTCTAGCTGCTTGGTCTGGGAGTGATCTATCGTGATTGCCGGGGATACATATAACTGGAACTGTTTGTTTTCGGCACCACTCATTAAAAGATTCTAGAGATTCTAGCTCGCCAGTATTAGTTATATCTCCGGCATGAAGAATAAGATCACACCAAGGAACATAAACCCTATTTTCGAGGGTATGTGTATCCGCCAGACAACAGACTTTCAATTTATTCCTCCGAATATGCGGGGAAGTGAGGGACATCAAGCTCTAGTTGGATATCAACCATTGCTTCGACGTCTAGAGTTCTACGGCAAGCCTCTTCACCAAATAAGCTGGCCATCTCTTCTGGGCTTTTGAAGTAAGTCTCTTCTGAATAATTCATAGAGAGAGTTTCTAGAGTCTGCCCGTGTTGGAGAGCCATCATAATATTGTGAATATAGTGGTCTTCCCGCCGAAGAAAGTGAGCGTCATTGGTAGGGATCCATGGTACATCAAACTTCTTAGAGAGCTCTTCTTGAAGTACGTTTACTCTCTTCTGAACTTCCATCCCGTGGTCCATAAACTCTAGCCAGAATCTCCCCTTGAAGGATTCTTTTAGCCGACCCAGCCATCTCTCCGCAACCTCTTGATGGCCCTCGGCTAGATTCCATGCAACTGGTCCTTTTATGCAGGCACTAGTTACTATAAGGTCTTTGCCGATTTCCTCAATTAGTTTTAGTGAGACTCTAGGCTTATAGTAAAAGCCTTCCAGGAATCCTATGCTACTAAGTTTGTAGAGTTGTTTCACACCCTCAGCATTCATAGCTAATAGGACTAGGTGGTGATTTTGTTGGGCCGGAACATCCTCAATCTTTTCTTTTAAGGTATGGTCGTCAGTAGGAGAGATATAAACTTCACAGCCAATCAATGGCTTTATCTCTTGTTTCTTACATTCTTCATAGAGTCTTATCGCGCCCGCCATTAGGCCATGATCTGTAACTGCAACGGCTTTCATCCCAAGTTCTTTAGAGCGAGCAACCAGCTCGGGAATTTTGATTATAGAATCAAGAACACTTCTATCACTGAGCTAACTCAGTGAAGATGCAAGTGAATAAAATTACTTTGCATCTCCATGAGGCACCTCCTCTCTTTCTATAATTTTCCAAGACCCTCTTCGAGAGGGATCTCTTGTTATTATGCTTGCGAACCTTAGTGTCTGTATTGCCGAGCTAACAATTCTTGGTGGGAGACCAGTTAGCTTGGCTAGTTGTCTTCTCGAATACTCAATTTTGGGCTCCATAGCATTTAAAATAGAGATTGCCGAACTGTGGTCTCTTACGCCACCTAACTCCCAGCCCGGGACTTTTGATGCAAACCGCTCCTCTATTTTTCTATAGAGCTCTTCTTCTACATATATTATTCCCAGCTCGGGGTATTGCTCTTCTATTAGCTTCCTGATCTCTAGGCTCCTGGGATCCCACCATCCCTTAATCTCGATGAGTGTCTCGTTTCCCACTAATAAGTCAGGTCTATGGTGGATGCTTCCCGCCTCTCTCTTAAGAAGAAGCGTTTTCCCTTCGTATTGGTATTTAACGCCAATCCAGTTTAGTAGTCTACAAAGATTTGCCTCCCAAGAAGACCTGACGGCATGTCCAAGGTCGGCCCGGAAACCGCCCTTACAATTAGAGTAGCAGCTATGAGCTTTTCGAGAAGAGGCGGCCTCGGACATTCTTGCTCTAGTTTCCGGACTTGGGTGGTCTCCTTTCTTTGGACCAAGTTCCCGCCATTTTGTGTCGCCATTCTCCCAATGGGACTTTTTGGCGCAGCGCAAGGAGCAGAAACGGCTTCTAGCTCGAATTGGTCGGAAGGGTTTATTGCACCACTCACATTTTCTGTCGGGATATTTTCTTGCCGGACCACCAAAATGCAAGCCGAGCTCGGAAAAATGCTTTGTTCTACAGGCGTAACTACAGTACTTTGTAGTATGTCTTTTACACTCGGCTCCACAGTATAGGCATTTAGGTCTTGGTATTTTACGCATAAGGTATTATAGCAGACTATGCTTCGGTCTTTACGTACATGCTAGTGCGCTGTTCTTAAAAGGATACTGCGGTCTGAGTGGACGTGAGTATGGACTAGCTCAACTGTCATTCTGATGTTCCTTTATCTTTAGGTCATTAGCGATCATATAGTCCCTTAGCTTGATTAACTGGTGCGCAAAGTCCTTCTCGGCCGTGGGATTCCTAAGGATATAGGAGGGATGATAGATTACATACAGATCCGCATCTATCCCAAAGACATTTTCGTCTGGCCCAAAGAATCTTCCAACAACGGAGCTGACTGTCCCTGGGTAGTTTCTCATTAGTGCGGCGGCAGCAATACCACCACCAGCCACTATAAGCTGAGGCTTGTGAGCTTTAATAACGGTTGAGACATTGGAGCTACAGGCTTTAACCTCCGCCGAGGTGGGAGCTCTGTTTTCTCTCTTATCTCCAGCTGGCGGATGTGGACGACAAAGAGCTACGTTATAAATAAGAAAATCTCTATCGAGATTAACGAGAGTTGTCTCGGCTACTTTCTCAAAGGTTGTCGCAGCAGGGCCATTCATAACGAGATCGCCAAGCTCTTCGTTCTTTCCGGCAGCCTCAAAGAGCATTGAGACTTTAGCCTTCCAGTTTCCTCTAGGATGAACTGGGTATGAAAGTTCTGAGAGTCCACAAGCTCGGCACTTGCTCCTAGTGTCTCCAAATAGAGCTTCTATTTCAGCGGGGAGATTGGCTCTAAGTCGTTCCATCTGAATGCCTACTCCTACTTACCATTTCTTGTATCTTCTCCAGTCCCTTTACTGCATGCTTTCCTTGCCAGAATAGGGTTGGAAGCGGCCAATTAATCTCTACCCAAACATCTCCCTTCTTTACCAGGAGTGGGTCAAATTCAATTCCCTCTGATAGGAGAATATCTATGGCTTCCTGTGACTCCTGTCCAGGGCCAAGGAGTAGTATATTTCTCATCTGAATTACTACCTATTTGGATCAGAAGAATCTATTAGGCGGGCTAGCTTCTCTTCTTCTTGGGCGCTTGGAGTTAGAACAGAAGCTCTCTCAGCTCGTATCTGAGCCTCTCTAGCCATCCTCATCTGCTGCTCTCTAACCTGGTCGACTAATCTTCTGTAGTCGGCGGCAATATCATCTCTAACCCAAAGCTTTGTCCCGTTCTTCATTGGTATGAAACCCATCTCGCAACCGCGTTGCTTATGCATTCTCTTTACGTCGGCGGCTTCTCTAGAATCTCGACACTCTTGATGATAGCCACAGTACTTACAGTGAAACATATACATCGCTAAACCTCTAGTACCTTTTCTGCTAGTTCGCCAGCCGGTTCTCCCTCTGGCTCTTCCTGTGTTTTCATTACAGTTCTAGAGCTCATCTTCATAACCTTGAACTCATCATAGATTTGGTTGAAGATGACTGGGCTCATTGCCATTGCTGTATTAACTCGGCCTTGACCCAATCGCTCTCCATGATATGAATACCATGCCCCCGACTTATCAACGATCTCCATTTCGGAGGCGATGTCTAATAGAGAAAGTTCCTTCGAGAAACCAGAGTTAAAGAACATTGAAACAATAGCAGTACGGTGCGGTGGAGCAACCTTATTCTTTTTTATGTCAGCCTCGACATCGATTCCAATTGGTAGTCCGTCTTCCGCTAAATCGCCACTCTTCCTAACCTTGATGATTTGGCTAGCGAAGAACTTTAGAGCATTACCACCCGGCCTTGTCTCGCCACCATAAGGACCTATCTTCTGACGAATTTGGTTTATGCAGATAAGGGTTGAGCCGTGTCTCTTTAGTGGGCCAACAACCTTGCGGCAGAACTGACCCATAAGCCTTGCTACCTTACCAATAGCTTGATCGCCAACCTCTCCATCAAGCTCATCCTGTGAGGCCAGGGCTGCTACAGAGTCGAGGACGACCAAAGGTACCTGTCCGCTCTCAACAGCCTGCATAACCACGTTTAGGGCATCTTCTGCTGAATCTGGTTGGGCAACCCAAAGATTAGTCCTGCTAACCCCATTCTTCTGCATCCATACTGGGTCAAGAGCATGTTCTAGGTCTACATAGACTATTGGGCTATTGGGTTCAACTATCTGGAGCTGAGATACTACCCGTAAGGCTAGTGTGCTCTTTCCGGTTGATTCTTGGCCATAGATTTCTATGATCCTTCCGCGTGGGAATCCAAAGACCCCAAGCGCATCATCAAGAGCAGCCAGCCCAGTAGGGATAACCTGTACATCTAGAACCTGAACATTGTCGTCTCCCATACAAAAGAATGAGGTCCCGCCTAGCTTCTTCTGTAGGGAGGCTGCCGTAATCTCCCAGCTGGAGATTGTCGGTTTCACTCCGTCTTCCTTCTTCTTAGCCAATCAGTCCTCCGTAATTCCTAGTTCTCTAGCTCTTAGTAAGAGGGCTGCGTTATCTTCTTTATAAAGCTGCCCTATCAGTTTGTTTAACTCTAAGTCTTGGCTTTCTATATCTTCCGGTAGATCTGACCAGCCAGATAATAGGACGCTGGCAATGCCCTCAACCATTCCCCTTCGGGTATTATCCCAGGTAAGCGCAACTAGAACTTCTTCTGATGTCACTTACTAACCTCCGCTATAATCTTCTCAATTTGGTTATGTAGATCGACTCCAAGAATTCCATATCCAGCAATGTCGGCAAAGGGTGGTTCGCCGAAAGCATCTTGGTCGGTAGCTATCCTAGATAGCTTATCTATGATCCTTACAACCAATAGAGCATCTTGAATCTGCTCTACAGCGATGCCATTTGGATAGAGGATTCTCATTATCTCGCCGCTAATACGAGCTGAGTCTCCATAAGCCTTGTTCTTCTTTGTTACAAGGGCGCCAAGAGCCGTTGCGATCTGTGCAAAACGAGCTGCCCTAGTGGCATCTCCAGACTCTACTAGATTCACCTCAAAATGAGGCGCTCTTTCTACTTCTGACATAGCTATCCTCCTTAGGGATTTCTCTTTTCCCACGAATTTATATTGTATCGATTAAGTCTTCAGTAAACTCTACGAATTGTGTATCTTCATTAGGCTCTTCTGAAAGGAGATCTTCGTCTTTCGACTTGGTAGGCTCGCCACAGAATTCGCTTCCGGTAAACTGGATACAGAACTTGGAGATAAGTCTCTCGTCACCTGTAGCCCTAGCTACTGAGGCTCTTAGCTGATCTGCTGATGGCTCGACCGGACAAATATCCCCAGTATCACTGCGGGCGTATTGCTCCATACATAAACCAAGGAGGTCCCTCATGTTTATATAGACGCCGTGGCCAGTAGCCATTTCTTCTGGGCTATCGAATGGAATGTGGTAGTCGTCATCAAAGAGGAATCCAGCTGCTCCGAGGTAGTCTTCATTAGAATACTTTTCTGGATCCCAATAAAACTTCAGGAAGTCCTTCTTCGCAGTAAGAATCATACTTAGCCAGAAGAGGGCACTTCCATCCATGTATGGGATTGTATCAGAGCTACCAATAAATTGCGCTCTTTCTCTTAGTTTTTCTTGACGTGAACAAAATCTACTTAGTTCATTACAGACGGCGTCTATCCTCTCGTTTGTTTTGTCGATCTTTACTCTAATCTCTCTTCTCTTTTGTACCCATTCTGGTAGCAGACTGGAGGGATATAGACATCGGATGACTTCTCCTCTTCTCAAATTCTGTCTTTCTTTTGTTGTTATGGGTGCAAAAGATAAGACTTCTCTTATCTTCTGTGCTCCCCAGAAATGGATAATCATATCCCCTTTCTGTAAGCTTATCCCTAGTTCTTTAGATAGACGTTTTCTTCTAGAGGAGATTTGTAGGACTAAGTATTCGCCAGACATGTATAGCTGAACTCGGGCTCTCTGTATTTTAGTGTTCATCTTTTTTCTTTCTATATATCTCACTAGAGCTTATGTCTGGTGTGCGGGGGACGATAACAATTCTCTTGGCGAATTGGCCACCTTTGTCCATAATCTCTTCTATAGAATGGTCGTCTCCAACAAGAAAGACGTCGGGCCTGATTATATCTAGCCAGAAAGTTGGGTTTGTGCCAAAACCGATTACCTCATCAACAAGACCAGTTGCAAGTAGATTTGCTTTTCTGGTAAAGAATTGTTCTCCTAAGTATCCTTTGGTAGTTAGGACGGCAGTATCGCTATTCAGCAATACGATTAATG